TGACAACAAACTTCCTTTTAATTTTTCTTCTTCCTGAACATTTAAAGATCTTAAATTATAACTCAATTTTGTATGAGGTGTAAGAACTTCATATTCAGGATACTTTATATCAAATCCTTTAAACATTTTAGTCGATCTCCTTTCCTTTCACATTTTATTTATTTATTTCTTATGATGCTGATGCTACAGTATCACCATATTTTTCAACAACGTCTTTCTTGATTGCGTAAACAGAATCAGCATACCCCTGACACTTTTCTTTAGTCCAAGCTTCATGCCAGATGTAATCTACATTAAATTCTATCTCTGAATCAAGTCTACCAATGGTTTCAACGTCACTTGAAAACAAATCCTGTGGATCTTTAGTTGGAAATACACCATCATAACAAGCATAATATTCAACTGTTTTTGCATCAGGTGCTGTTGTCCAGTAATACATAAGACCAGCATATGTATTTTTTGAATATCCTGATAGCGAATCATTATCAATAAGATTAGAAGTACCTGTTCGATAATCTCTAATCATTTTAATCCATCCATGCATAATATTCAAGATTGGTAGTCCATTAAATTCCAAGAATTTAACTGATACTGAATTTCCATAATCTACATTTGCTGGCACAGCCCACTTGACTCCACCTAACCCTGTAAATTCCACTTTATTTAAAGTTCCACCGGGAGGCGTAACTGATAAACAAGCCCCTGCAAGAATGTTTTGTATATCGCCTGTACGAAGGCCATCAACATAATTCTCCAGTCCAGATGGTAGTTTAGCGAAATAAATAAAGTGATATCCTGTAACATAAGGATCAGCAACTCCCGCAACTGTACCACCAAAGTTACGTGTTACTCTGTTGTTTGCTACATTTACAAACGAATTTTTAATTGCCATTATTCTAATCCTCCAAATTAATGACTATATTTCATCCTTTTTTTTATTGAGTTATAAACCTCTTTCCAATTGCCATCTTTAATAGTGATTGCTTTATCATCAATATAAAAGTCAGCAGCTAGTTTATCGGCTGTCACTCGGTCGAAATATATCTCATGATCTTTTAACCAATTTTCTACATTTTGAATCTGTTTTTCATGGTCATCACCCATTTCAAGAGCATTACCTTTTGATGCTCGAGTAGTAAAGATAACAATTTCATAACCTTTACTTTTCAACCAGTTGATAACTTGCTTTGCTCCCTGAAATGGACCATCATATATCGAACCATCTTGGTAGCCGTTTGAATATTTATGAATGGTTCCATCGAGGTCAATCATTGCCCGTTTTTCCTCTAGTGCCATCCAATTTTCATTTGGGTAGATAACTCTAATAACTTTTTTCTTTTTATTTTTCTTAGACGGAAATGAATCTATTGCAAAACCCATACCAGAAGCTGAGGATGTTTCCTCATCTTGCAATTGTTCTAGATATGTCTTTATTAGATTCATATTACCCTTTCCGTATCGATCCGTATTTATAATTTGTTCTAAAAATTTTGGTGTATCGTTTAATTTTATAAAGAGGCAACTATATATATTAATTACTAATCAAGGGAATTTTTAACTTTTTTTTAAAAGGAGATATAATGTGGGAAGTAAATCAGGAAGTATTAGTTTATTTGGAGTTTTATTTTGGGGGGCGTTGGTTTATAATTGCTTTTTTACTGGCGACGATTCTGATGATAAAAAGGTTGAGGTTGTTGCTGACTCAAGTCCAGTAGTTAGCGAACAATTAAAAGAATCATTCTCAGATATAAAAAAAGAATTGAAAGAATCGTTTGTAATCCTTAAAGAAGAATTATCAAAAGCTGGCGATGAATTGTCAAATGCAGGTGTCCAGTTAAAAGAAGAATTATCAGTAGCAAAAGATGAAGCAAAGGATGCTATAAAAACAGATCCTCCAAAAGAAGAACTGTTAGAAATTGAACCCGAACCAGATCTAAAAGAAGATAAATTAAAATCATTGGATGATGAACCTAAACCCGAAACGAAAATGAAAAAGTTATAAAGGAGAATGTATGCCAGGATTAGCTATTGTTTTTCATAAACATTTTAAAAATAACAAATATGAAATAATGTTTAACAAAAACACAGGACTTGAAATAATGAGAGGGGTTAATGGGCATGAAGATCCTTTTTCATTAATACTCCCATCATTACTTGATATTGGTATAATGGGCACCTGTAAAAATAAATGCCCATTTTGTTATCAAGGTCATGAAAACAAACCCAATATGAAGATTGAAGATTTCAAAACAATTATTGATCAAGTCAAACATCATGTTAATCAAGTTGCATTGGGTGGAAGAGGTGATCCAAATAAACATGAAAACTTCTATGAAATTCTATCATATTGTAAAGATAACAATGTTGTGCCAAATTATACAACAAGCGGAATTTATTTGACCGATCAAGAAGTTGAAATATCAATGAATTGTGGGGCTGTTGCTGTTAGCGAATATCAACAGGATTACACATATAGAGCAATCCAAATGTTTATAGATGCAGGAATTAAAACTAATATTCATTTAATATTTTCAAAAGATAGTTTTGATACATGCATTGACATACTCAATGGAAAAGATGTATGGCAAAACAAAGTTGATATTGATAATTTAAATGCGGTTATATTTCTATTATTTAAACCACAAGGCGCTGGGAAGAACATTAAAGAGCTTATACCCACCGAAGATCAATACAAAACATTTTCAGAACTTGTATTCAAACCATCTTCTAAATTTAAAGTTGGGATGGATAGTTGTTTAGTTAATCATACATTACAATATGCTAAACCAAGTAAACTCCAGCGAATGTCAATTGATACATGTGAAGGTGCGAGAATGTCAGCATATATTACACCTGATATGAAAATGATGCCGTGTAGTTTTTCGGATCATTCGATTTCTACTTTAATTACAAAGACATCGCCAATCACAAACATATGGAATGATTCAACTCCCTTTAATGATTTCAGAAAAGTCCTTGAAGGAAACCAAATGACATGTCCATTAGGATTATGAGGTTAATATGAAAATAAAAAGTGATTTTGTTACAAATTCATCTAGTTCAGCATTTGTTGTTATGTGGCCACATGAAATTAAAACCATTGAAGATGTAACGCCATATATAATAAACAAGAACTTTGCCGAAACTGTTTTTAATGATGCAATGAAGTCACCTCCATTATTAAAATCACATCCAAACCTGTTACCAATATTAACAGAAGAATTTAACTCTGGAGCTGTATATGGCATAGAACAACTAGATTCGTATAAATATGATAAATTATTTTGCGAACGAGAAGGTATTACAATAGAACAGTTTGAAGAGGTTGGTGCATGGCGAAATCAAATGTATAAAGAAATTGGAAAATTATCTGAAATTAATTGCTATAAATACGCCAAAAAACTTGTGGAGGGATTGGGCGATGAAGTGTTTATCTACATATTTGAATATGGCGATGAAGATGGTACATACTTTGGTGAATTGGAGCATGGGGACGTATTCAACAAGCTACCAAACATCCAGATCAGCAAACATTAAGAGGAGGATTAATTTAATGAGCTCTATACCACCACTGAAAAATACAAATACAGACGATTGTTATGACCACACCTATGATCGAGAAGAAGTGGTTAATTCAAGAATTGATAATTATTTTACAGTTGAGTTTGTTGCCATTCCTCCAGATTTTGATATATCAAATTATCTTTCTTTGAGAGAACAGGCAGGAATATTCGGAGATTTGAAAAATGTTAATTTAGACCAAGTTCGAAAAATTGCCGATGGCGCTAAATTTTCTCCAGTATTTTCAGTTTTAAATAATGCTCAGTTAAGCGTTGAGTCGTGTTTGTATTTTCTATATGTTGTAAATGAGCTTGGTCTTGTTGTTAAATCTATTCACAATCCCATCAGAAAATCATCTTCAAGTTATAAAGGTTTTCTGAGTTGGCATAATGAATCTAAGGGAAATCATATGTATATTAGTGGGCAGGCAGTTAAAAGAATCAATATTATTATTATAAATATATTTCCTTTGATGAATCAGGATGTTATTGATGAAGCAATGGGGATAGCAGCAAATCTACAGGAATATCAAAAGGAAGTGGATAATAACTTAAAGAAGGTTTCTTAAATAGGGGGGAAAGATGCTAGAAATATTAATTATATATCTTACATTCGGGATCATATTTGATTTAACCCACAAAATTACCAGGACACGGAAAATGCCAATGTGGGTAGCACATTTGCAAGTAATTGTTGGGTGGCTTCCAATAGTTGCATATTCAATTTTTAAACAACCTTCACCAAAGAGAGATTTGTATAAAGCTCTCAACAAACCAATATCCGAAACAGGTCTTATACAAAAATTACCGGGTATTGAGATGCCAGGAAAGTAAATTGCCGACGAAAAAAAGACCTGGAAGGATTACTATTCCAACCAGGTCTTTTTTTGTTCTAATTATTGAATAAAGAAGTTCAGTTCAATTTGTTCAACAGCTCTTGTTGGTTGTAGCATAATATTAACATGAAATTTCTTGGTTTTCTTTTCATAGTCAGTTGCACCAACTTCTACTGAATAATTGTCCAGACCTCGTTTACTTCTGATTAACTCTAAGAACTCTGTTACTGATCCAGCTACTTGTCCCCAAGTAATCTGGTCGTTTTGTTCAAAGATGAAGAAACGACAGAATTGTTCAATTGCTCGTTTGCAATAAAGAACAAGTCTTGTAACATTTAGATCTTGTAGAGCACTTGCTTTTGCTTGAGATGTAAGTTGTCCCCAAACAACATATCCAGCTGCAAATTTCACAATTGGATTTAGTTGTTTTAGATACAATTGATCTCTTTGACCCAATGTTGGATTATATCTTAGTTCTTTAATTGAGTCAATTGCTGCTCTTTGGAATCCAGCAGGTGCAAACCACAGTTCAGCTACATTATCATTTCTTGGAATCAGATATGACATGTGATAAACAGGTGAGAACCAAACATCTTCTCCTGTAAATGGATCAGATACTTTATTATAACATTCATATAGAGCAACATAGAAATTATTGAATGTATTAGTACTGGTTCTTGTAGATAATGCTAAAGTTACAGTTGTGTTATCACCGTTATCAA